GGTTATGTCTGGGGTACAAGCAAGATTACATGCTGCTCTTAAGCAGGAACTGAGAATACTCGCCAAGATTATCCACGACAATATGTCTGCAGAGTATTCCTATGACATGGATGGTGACTTCGATAGAACAAAAGACTTTGATGGTCGTATTGATGTTATCCCAGTATCAGATCCAAACGCAGCAACAATGTCACAAAGGGTGATGCAATATCAGGCCGCGCTACAGCTTGCACAACAAGCACCGCAGCTATACGACATGGGGAAACTACACAGGCAGATGTTAGAGGTTTTAGGTATTAGTGAAGCAGCCGAAATCATTAAACTACCAGATGACATCAAGCCAAAAGACCCAGTTTCAGAAAACATGGCTATTCTGAAGCAAGAGCCAGTCAAAGCGTTTATGTATCAGGATCACGAAGCGCACATTCAGGTGCATATGTCAGCCATGCAAGATCCAAAAATACAACAGATTGTGGGTCAGTCTCCCTTTGCAGGAGCGATACAAAGCGCAATGGCCTCACATATCACCGAACACGTTGCGTATCAGTACCGCAAAGAGATACAGCTACAGCTTGGTGTGGAGATGCCAAGTGAAGATCAGCCGCTACCAGAAGACACAGAAGAGGAGATCTCTCGTCTGGCGGCAGAGGCAGCTCAGAAATTACTTGGCAAAAATCAGGCAGAGGTTGCACAACAGCAAGCAGAGGCGGCAGCAAAAGATCCTCTTACACAAATTCAGCAGCGTGAGATTGCAATCAAAGAAGAAGAGCTTAAGCACAAAATTGAGATGGATAGAGCAAGTCTTGATCTCGATGCAACAACCAAGATTGGGAACTTGGATTTACAAGCTGAAAGAATTAAGTCTGAGAACAAGCGAGCAGGTGCATCAATTGGCGCTAGAATTGCTACTGAGCTTGATAAAGAACAAAGAAAAGATAAACGGGAGGGGGCTAAACTTGGCCTAGAGATAGCCAAGGAGCTTGATAATTCTAGTGAATGATCCATTAATAGCTTTAATTAAATCTAAAATAGCAGACTATAAAAGTTCAATAGAACTTTTTCTTGCTGAGGGCGGCGCTAAAACGCAAGAAGATTACGTCAAGCTTACAGGAAAGTACGAAGCTTTTAGAATATTAGAAGAAGATTTATCGGAAATAGAAAAAAAATATATTGAAAGCTAAAATTTTTTTCGTTAATTCTTAATTATTCGCGGATAGGCCGCGCAAGGTAACTGTGAACCTTTAAATCACTGCAAACGGGTGCAATATGGTTGCGACAATTAAAGTCGATAACACGAAGGTAAAAGATGACCTTCACGCAAAGCTACCAGAACCTACGGGATACAGGCTTCTGATAGCACTTCCAGAGATCGATGAGAAGACACAGGGCGGAGTAATCATGCCTGATGGTCTTGTCAAAGACGAATCAACAGCGTCAATTATTGGTTTTGTTATCAAAACGGGGCCAGATGCTTACTCTGACAAAGAACGGTTTCCTAATGGAGCTTGGTGCAAAGAGGGTGACTTTGTCATTTTCAGATCATACTCAGGCACTAGGTTTAAGGTTTCGGGCAAAGAGTTTCGTCTCATAAATGATGACACCGTAGAAGGTGTTGTCGATGATCCAAGGGGGTATACAAGAGCATGAATAAAGCTGCAGAACAAGATGTTGATTTTGATGCTACCGAAACACAAGATGTTGAGGAGGTAGTAAAGGAAGAAGATACTTCTTCTGAAGTAGAGATCGAAATTGTTGACGATACCCCTGAAGAAGACAAGGGTAGAGCAAGGCGAGCGGATGGTGCAGAACCAGACATTCCCGCTGATGAGGAATTAGAATCCTATAGTGAGGGTGTTCAAAAGCGTCTCAAAAAGATGAAATGGGAATTTCATGAAGAGAGACGGGCTAAAGAGGAATCCGAAAGACTTAAAGAAGAAGCGGTAACCTACGCCCAAAAAATTAAAGAAGAGAACGATAAGCTGAAACAAACGCTTGAAAAAAGCGAAGGCGTTCTTGTTGATCAGGCTAAGGGCAGGATTGACTCACAGATTGCCAACGCAAAGGTTAAGCTTAAAGAGGCTCATGAAACAGGAGATACTGATGCGCTTATAGACGCACAGGAGAACCTGACAAATCTTCAAAACGAAAAGTTTAGATACGAAAACTATACTCCACCTAAAAGACAACAGGCCGAAGAGTTCAAGCCAGAAGAAAAGAAAAAGATGGCTCCACCTCCACAAGCTATGGATTGGTGGAAAAAGAACCCTTGGTTCGAAGGTAACGCACCCGGAGATAAAGCCCTTACAGGTTTTGCTATGGGAGTACACACAGAACTACAGGCAGAAGGTATTGAATTAAATTCAAAAGAGTACTATGATCGAATTGACGCTGCCATGATGGAAGCGTTTCCAAGTAAATTCGGAGCTGTTGTAGAGGAGCCTACATCACAACAACCCCGAACGGGAGCCGTGGTCGCCCCAACGTCTAGAACGTCAAAAAAACCACGCAAAGTGAAGCTGACTCCGTCTGCAGCCGCTCTCGCCGTGCGGTTAGGACTAACACCAGAACAATATGCGGCGCAACTAATGAAGGAAAGCTGATATGGCAGATAGAACTCCACGCACAACAGAGACTAGAGAAAAAACAGGACGTAAAAAAGGATGGTCTAGGCCGTCTGCGCTCCCTACCCCCGAACCAAGGGATGGATTACATTTCCGTTGGATTCGCACAGCAACTTTGGGTAACAGCGACAATACTAATGTTTCGGCTCGCTTCCGTGAAGGTTACACGCCAGTTAAATCATCAGAGTTTCCTGAGTTAAACGTTGTGTCTGACATCGATTCTCGATTTAAAGACAACATTGAGGTAGGTGGACTGCTTTTATGTAGTATACCTGCAGAAATTGCTGAAGAACGTGTCGAGGTTCAACTCGAACAGGCTCAACACGCACAGGATGCGGTGGATCGTAATTTTATGAGAGAAAACGACCCTCGTATGCCAGTGTTGAATCCTGAGCGTTCCACGCGAACTTCATTTGGGAAGTAACCAAAAAGTTCAATTGAACTTCTAGGGAGCTTCCTTGGTATAAATTTGGTTAGGAGGATGAGCAAATGGCTACTACAGCAGCTCCCCAAGGCCTAAAGCCGGTAAAACGTGCTGACGGCATGCCCTATGCAGGGGCAACTACTGAATACCTGATCGACCCCGCTGGCGAGGCGACCAATATATTTAACGGTCAAGTTGTCATAATCGGAACAGACGGGTATATTGCGATTAGTACCGCTTCAGGTGCTGACGCAACAACAAACAACTTAGGCGGTAATGGCATTGGTGCTATTGGTGTCTTTGTTGGGTGTTCATACACCAATGACGAAGGTCAAACAGTTCATTCGAACTATTACCCTTCAGGAAAGCTCAACGCCAAAGCTTTGGTTGTTGATGATCCAAATGTATTATTTCAGGCACAGGCAGATGCGGCTATGACCCAGTCTGACCTAGGCATGTGTACTACATTCGCAGCAGTTCAATCTTCTTCTACAGGTAGTACTGCGACTGGAAACTCTAATACGGCAATGGATGCAGACGCAACTTCAGCTACTAAAGCTTTTAAAGTTGTAGGTTTTGTATCAGATCCAACAGATGGGTTCCCGGATATTTTAGTAAAATTTGCCCCTAGTTATCACTCGATGACTGTGGACAAAGGTCAAGCGTAAGGAGACTGATTAATGGCTATTTCACGCGCACAGCTCCTTAAAGAGCTACTTCCCGGCCTAAACGCATTGTACGGCTTGGAATACGACAAATACGAAAACGAACACACTGAAATTTACGAAACAGAAACTTCAGACAGAAGCTTTGAAGAAGAAGTCAAGTTGAGTGGGTTTGGTGCAGCTCCTGTGAAAGCAGAAGGTGCAGCAATTTCGTATGATAACGCACAAGAGCATTATACTGCTCGATACAACCATGAGACCGTTGCAATGGGTTTCTCCGTCACTGAAGAAGCGATGGAAGACAACTTGTACGACTCATTGTCTGCTCGA